TCTTGCTCACACTGGCTATAGCTTTGGCCTGCTGATGTTCTAAGGCGTGTTCTTTGCTACAGTAAAAGCCTAGCGGTACTGTTACACCTACTTCCACCAGGGCAAAGGCTTTGCAATGTCTACAACGCTTTTTAGTGTTAGCCATTATTGTCTTTACTCGGAAACGGCACATGAACACCAAACTTGTCAGACAGGTGGCGATTGATTACATCGTATACTGCACTGACTTCATGGCTTTCTAATTTGATCGTTGAGTTTTTGCCTAACTGTGCGTCTTGAACGGGTCTCCAGATATGCTCTTTGACTGTTACTTTTGTCCACGGAATATCTACGCCCTGCTTTAGCGTTTTAACCATATCCAAGCCACGACCATTTAGTTCAGCAGCCAATAGATCACAGTATTTGTGAAGTGAGCTATTCTGTGTCGTTGTTCTCGACTTGCCTGTTGTCCACTTAACCTGTACATATTTTTTATCGGCATACAGTTCACGCAAATGTTTAATTAAGTTCTCAAGACTTGGGTCTGAGTTAACTGTCCAATCGTTACCTGTCATATTGCATCAGCCCATTTGCTCATTGGCAATCGTGATAAGCGCAAACTCAAGCGCAAATCCCACGCGCATTTCTTTTCATGCAACGGGCTGAATTTATAAGCAGGGTTATCAATCAACAAATACTCGTTTAATGGGTATCGGTTGCGCTGGCACTTCATTATCAATGTCACATGATAAAGTGGCATATCATATTTTTTGGCAATTTCTGCTGACAACATGCCAGCGTTCTTGCGCTTAACTATTGACTGACACTGCTCTAAGGTTAAACTCATGCGACTTTCAATAGGCCACGTTTAACTTTATGTGTGGTGTCATTGCCAGCCTCAATAATGCTGTTTTTATCAAGCAATTCACGAACACGACCCGTTACCCGATTAATCTCCCAACCTAAATTGGCAGCAATGTCTTGACGAGTAATTGGCTGGCTTTCTCTAATCACCCTCAACACCTCAATACATGCCTGACCAGTAACGGGGGCAATTGATGCTAAAGCGGCTCTGCTATTTGAATGAATCATGCGACTTTCCTTTCTTTGTTATATTTTTTACGGGCTGTTGGATTAAGTTGTGATTTGAAAATGTGACACAAGCCGCCACTTTCACCCCAAGTGGCTTTAGTAACTGACCCTTGGTAATCATTAATCAAATCTTTATATGGGCTTTTTAGTTTTGGCTTTGGTAAATAATCTTTCATGCAAACAATCCTTTTAGTGCTGCCGCTTGTTGTGTTCCGTAATCGCGTTCTTCATCGGTTAACTGCTTGGTAATCATTAAGGGGGCTGACCTTGCTTGTATCGCTTGTTGATTAGAAATCATGTTTTGTTCTTCACCGCCTCTGGCCCTGCCTAAACACATGTTTCTAAAGTCTGTTGCTGTTGGAGGCCATGATTCTGTCCAATCTTGTAACGCATCAATGCCAGCTTTAAATTGCTTGCCGTTCAAGTCCTCAAGAAAAGAAGTCCAACTGCCGTTATCAGAAAAGTCATGGCTTGAAGTCCACTTGTGACCAAATAGATCAGTCATAACTTCCCATAAGCGTTCAATTAATCGCTCGTTCAGTTCTGTCGCGCTGTGCCTGTCGTTCTGCGTTTGCTGCCCTGACCCTTGCAGGGGCTGAGTTATTAGCTGGCTGATTGTTTTGGCCTGCATACTGACCTCCATTTGATTTATTGTTTTGGTTTCTAACCCACGTTCTAGCTGTTGCTTGCCAATCCTTAATTTTATTGTTGCCGCGCTTCCAGCCGTTGCTTTCGTAGTAATCAAAAAAGTTATCAGGTAAAAAATCATCAAACGTTATATTCTTGCTTTTGCTGTAATCAGCCATGTATTGGGAAATATCGCCAAGTGATGGTTTTTTAAATCGTGTCTTTTCTTTTATAGGTTCATTGATAGGTTCAGAAGAGTGATAGGTTATGGGTGCAACCATTTCACTACCCCCTAGTGCAACTGTTTCACTACCTAGTGCAACCATTTCACTACCTAGTGCAACCATTTCACTACCTAGTGCAGAATTTTCACTACCCGTTTCATAAGGCTTTGAGGCTTGTTCTAAGGTTAAGTGGTATATATTTGAACTGTTAATCAACTCGCCTTTTAACTTCCTGTGAGTGATTGTGAGTAAGCCTTTTTCTTGAAGGTTTAAGATGTGGGTTATTACTGATCTGCGCGACATTTCACAAACATCAGCTAAATGTTGGTAGCTAGGAAAGCACCTGCCAGAGTCGTCAGATATGTCAGCCAGCATCATTAGCACTAGCTTTCTACCTGAGTTGCCGACCTTAATAGGCTTGGCTTTAGCCATCAGCGTAAAGCTCACCCTAGCCCCTTCTCGCGTATTCTTTTTGCATCTATTGAGAAGCTCGGAAAAGCGTCTGATAATTCTCTACACAGTTTTTCGTGAATTTCGAGGTCTTGAGAAATGAGAAAGTTAATTCGCTCAGTTTTAGAAACTCCCAATGCAGAACACATCTTGCCAAAAACTATATCTCGGCCTAAATCTATGTTAACTGTCATTTTGTATTTTTCAGACATTAAGCCACCTCTGACTGAGCAGTTTGATTTGTTTGATTTAGAATCTCTTGAATCTGGTAGCCCCTCAGTGGTGGCACAAACTCGCCCCACTGACACACTGCCGAATGTTGTATACCAAGGGCTTCCGCTAATTTCACAACGCCACCAAAAGTAGCTATTGCTTCTGCTTTTAATATTTTCATGTAACTTATATTACACACATTTTTTAAAGATTGCACGTTTATGATACATTTTCTGTCTAACCAACAAGCAAGGAATAAATGTAAGCTAACTAACGTACATTAACCAACGTAGGAACTAAAAGATGAACTTGGGTAAAAGAATTAAAGCACTCAGAAAAGACCAGGGTTGGACTCAGAGTGATCTTGCCAAAAGAACTTCTTTAAGCCGTGGGCGATTAGCCCAAATTGAAACTGATCCTCTAGCGGAAGTTAGGGGTGATTCGCTGGTTTCACTGGCAAAGGCATTTGGGTACTCAACAGAGCAATTACTGTCTGCTGACGAGCTTGGGCTGCTGGCTGGATTGAAACTTCAACCCGTGACAAAGAAAGCACCAGTAATAAGTTGGGCTTCTTTGGTAAGCATAGTCGAGGGAACCTTTATGCTTGAAAGCAATACGAACTGGATTGGGTGTCCAGAAGATGTGTCCGATAGTGCATTTGCGCTTGAGGTACAAAATGATGTTATGACATCCAGCACTGGTAGGAGCTACCCAAGAGGTACTTTTATTTTTGTTGACCCACAAAAACCTCATAAAACAGGTGATCGTGTAGTCGCTATTGATCGTGACACTAATGAATCTGTCTTTAGAGAATATGTTGTTGATGGAGGTGTTAGTTATTTAAAGCCTCTAAATACCGCATACCCCATGCAACAGTGTGGTGAAAACACACACATAATAGGAGTAATAGTCGGCAGTTACATGGCTGAATAATTATTATGAACACTAACTTTAACTACGCTAAAATGCGATGCAAAAAGCTACACTGGATGACAGAGATAACAATTTGGAAATGGTATATGCCGTTGACCGATGCGTTTAATCGTCTGCTACCCAAACACGCTGTTGCAACAGGTGGGTTATATGGCCTACGGAAAAACAATCTTACGCTTGGAAAATTTGAGGAAGATTCAGAGCCTAATGGCCCCAACTGATTAACGTTATTAAACCCCCCACCCCTCCCAATAATTCCTAAAAATCCCAATTTTTGCATAATAAACCAACATTAATGATACATTTTGATGTTTTCGCTTGTATTTCTTTGTTAGTGTGCTAACCTGTTTAGTAGACAAACAAACATTTGGAGCATAAAAATGAACTCACTTACCAATTACTGCCACGTTAGCAACCAGGTTAACGCCTACACAGATGAACCTACCGATGCACCTGTTGATGGTGTGTTTGATGATTGCTCCCCACTTAAAGACATTTACGCAGCCTTGATGTTCAAGCGTGAAGTCACCTTCCAAGCTGCTTGGCACTATGAGCCAACAACCTATACAGCCTTTGACATTCTATTAGATCGCATTAACGAGAACGCTGACACAACAGACTTAGCCGCCAGTATATTTGCAGCAGCTTTGTTTAACGAGAATAAAGGTGAGGCAGCAACAGACCTTGCTCAAGATTGTGACTTTAAAACTTGGGTGTTTGATTTCTTCAAATACCTACAAAACTCAAAGCCAGCACCATTCACCA